CATCAACGTGGTGATGTGAGCGGCCATCTGGTCCTTGTTTCCCGTCCCCAGGCCGACCGACACGCTCATGTCGTAGCCCTCTTTCCATTCGGTCGGGTCCATATCCACCCACTGGCCTCTCAGGCGGATCACCTGTTTCTTGTCGAGATGCCGGCAGACCAGACCGAGCATCTTCCTGAAGATCGATTTCATACCCTCGGCCAGGTGACGGGCCATCATTTCCTGACGCTGCATCGAGGAGTTCTGAATGATGGAAATACCGGTCGCGGTCTTGTTGAGCGAATCCGCGTCCATCCCCTGATTGTAGCGGGTCGAGCCCGTTCTCTGCTCGCGGATGGTCGCGATCTGCTCCATCATCGCAAGTGATTGTTCGAGAACGCCCTCTCCGCCCGTCTGTATCTCGCGTACCATGCCCGGCGCCTTGACGCGGACCACACCTCCTACCTCAGGGTTGAGCAAGTCCTCGAAATTGACCTGTCCCTCGACCACTTCCCTCTGCGGACGGTTGGCGAGATAAAGCGCGTTCAGCGTCTCCCTCAGGAGCGCCGTCCCCTGCATCTGGAGATCGCGAACCAGATCGAAAACCGACATCCCAACCAGCTTGTGAGGAACGGGAATCGGGGTCCAGGCACAATAAGGATGATCGTCGGCTTCCTCATTGAGAACAATGTCATTGCCGTTCGCTCCGATGAACACCCGCCGCCAACCGAGCGTTCCTGTCCCCTCATAATCGCAGCGGATGTAGCATTCGTCGATCGTTACGAGACGGGCGAGATCGTCGTCCTGGTCGTTGTCGTCACGGCGGTCCTCATTCTCGAACCTGTCGTCCGCGTCAGGATCGTCCTTGTCGCCCGATTTGAGCTTGTTGACCTTGGCCTTGGGGAGGCCCATCGCGATCCAGTCACCGACGGGCTTTGTCGCCCGGTGACCGAAGAACCTTCCTTCGTCCAATGAGGCAAGCCGACTCTCGAACAGGAACTCGTTCGGAGCCACGACATAGACCTTGAACATCGGCCTCTCGACCGTGTGCGAGCAGCGAACCTCGAAGGTCCCGTCCTCAGCCTGAACCACGTCCCCAACGATTTCGTGGCTGTCGTCGGCTTCCAGCGCCAGGACACCCAGTTCGTCCAGGCCCCGATAGGTCTCCAATTGCTCATCGGCGACCGTCTCGTAAACGACCTTCGCCACGCCCAGGCGATAGAGCAGCCCATCCTTGGTGAAGTCGTAGGTGACCCGCACCGCGTCATTGTGGTTCTGGAACAGGTAGTTGATATATTCCGTAGCCTGTTTCGCCGGCTCTTCGTCCTCGGGCCCAGTGGGCTCGAACCGCACCATCTCATCCCCGGCGATGAATGGCTTGACGAGGCTCGGAAGAATGCTCTCGATCGCCTCCATCACGTCTCTGGAAACGACCGTCGAAAGCCCGTCGCCGGAATTGCCATAGATATTGAGATTGTCGCCGCGGTAGAATTGCTGCGCTTCCCTGCGGTCGTTGGAAAGCGTGTCGGTCAGGTGTTTGAGCGAGGCGTCTCTCCGACGGGCCACAAGGTCCCGAAGATCGGCCTCGCTCATTTTGGGCATTACGCGACCTTGGCCTTCAGGGTCGGGCGCTGCGGCGCCGGTGCGATGTTCGTCACCTTGCCGCCGCCGAGTTCAGCCAATGCCTTGTTCGCGGCCTCATCGCCGGTCGCGGCCTCGACATCGACATGGCTCATTCCGCCGCTATCGGTCTTGTACTGCACACGGTAGGTCTGAACGCCGGAATTGGGCCACTTCTTGAAGCCCAACGCCTCCCGCTCTTCCCTCGTGGCCGCAGCTTCGACGGTATCGCTCACTGACCGAGCTCCTTCACATCCTGCTCGGCAAGCTTTTTCGTCGCTTCCGCGTTGGCGTCGGTGCCGAGCGTGTTGATGATGTTGCCGCTGTTATTGGCATTGCGGATCATGTTGACCGCTTCACGCTCGCCGCCGAGGCTGTTGGGGTCGGGGTCCGAATAGGGCTGAACACCGCGAACACTGGCACCCTTGTAATTGTACTTCGCCAGCGCCTTGGCTGCTGCTTCGTCTCCGCTTTCCGCATCGATCGGCTCAAGGACCTCGAGGCCTTTCTCGTCGGTGTGGATCTGAACGCTGTACTGGAGCTTCTTGGTGACCGCTCCCTCGGCATCGGAACCGATCCCGCCCTTCAGCACCGACTTGGGCCCAGCGCCCTTGCCGCCGTCGGCCGTGCGAATTCCCTCCGGCACAGGAGCCGCAGCTCTTTCATGCGCGGCCTGCGCCTCACGCGTACGCTGATCGTCCGCCTCTTTGGGGGACGGAGCTGCTTTACGTTCTGCCATGTCTTGATTCCTTTCCTTTGAACTACACCACCCGGATTCGTGTTTTGATCGGAGCGGACCAGGTTGAGGTCACGCCCGCGAACCGCTTCATCATCATCGCGTATCGGCTTGCTGAAATTCGGTCGTCGTTGAGCTTGACGATCAAACCGTCTTTACGGTGGTACAGCCTGAACTCAGCGAACCAGTCCTCAAGATGATCGAACACCTTCCAGCGGAACGAGAGCATCCGATCGAGCATCTCAGTAACGCCGGCTTCGACCCCATTTCCGCCATCCTCGAACGTGGCACGCTCCGGCAGCATGTTGAGACCATGATCCCGATACTGCGCGGCGAGCGCTTCGCCCGACCCCTTGTCGTGCTGTAATCCATCGTGCGGCCACGCCCACGGAAGATTGGCACCCCATCCCTTGAGCGCCGCGGCGTGCATGATCGGAGTAGCTTCGCGCTGTCCGTAGCTGTTAGTTACATAGATGCAGTCTGCGTCACGATCCCAAGCAAGCTTGGCGGCACCAGTCGGGTGATCCCAACCGAAGTCTATTCCTCCAATCTGCGGCCAGTGCGACGGTATCTCGAACGCCTTGATTTTGATGTCGTCTTCGTCGAGCGGAAAGACCCGACCCGACCCCAAAACCGGAATACCTTTGGTACGCGCCTTTCGCTCATGAGCCGGATAGCTGGCGATGATCGCCGCCCTTTGTTCCTCAGTGTAATGTTCGGCGTCGTCGATCGTCATTCGAGTGACGTGCCGGCTCATTTCATGTCCTTCAGGTCACTATCGGACAGGAACATCTGAACCACGTCGCTCATGCCTTTAAGCGGGGTAAAGGTGAGCATCACGATCCCTTCGGTCGCGTTGGTTCTGGTCAGTCCTTCCGTGTAAATGTCGAGCGGCGGTTCCTCATCGAACCAAACCCCGTTCAGCGTATCCGCCTGCCACTTCGCCCGTCCCTGCTCGTACGCCTTGAACAGGAGCGTCGAAGCGCCACCAGTGACGTGTTTGACCGTTATCGAATCCAACGCGTTCGGGACGCCCATTCCCCTGAACGTGTCGAGGATGTCATCCCCTGGGATAGCTCCGGTGCCCCAATCCTCCTCACGCTCAGGCTCGCCAACAAGCAACTTCTGAATGCTGTCGCGCGTCGAGACCTTGGTTTCACCACCGGCCCAGTAACGACCGGGTTCTTCGAACCTTCGTCCACACCACCAATCGGGATACTTTCCCGTCAGATGCATCGCCCATTCCATTGAGCCGGCCAGCGTCTTGCCCAGCTGGTTGCCAGCCATGAACAGGCGCTCGCGATGGATCAGCCCGGCTTCGTGGAACTCAAGCTGCTTCGGATAGGGGGCGTACTTAGTTAACCGATTGCGGCGCGATCTCCGCAGCGTCTCCCGAGCCAACAGCAACGCCTGCTCTTGCAAGCTGCGCACTGATAAAGGCGAGTTGCTGGGCGATCTGATCGTCTGTGAGTTCGTCAAGTTCGCTCACCTTCACGTTGAGTTCCTTCGGAAGGACCGAGGCGACGACCTTGAGATATTGATCCGGCTTGTCCTTTCTTACGTCCTCGATCACTTTGGCGCCGTGCTCGGTCCAGTCAGCCAGCATGTCTTGCAGAAACTCTTCACCGAGTTTGTTGCGCGCTCCCTTGGGCCTTCCTGGGCTCTTCGGGGGGACGATAAACCTTCCGGTCTCGTCTCGCTTTTCCTCGCTTATCAAAGCGTCGGCCATTCCTCACTCCTCGCGGGTCCGTTGCCGGGTCGCCGCTAATTCCAGGTCGTTCCTGATTTGGGTTGTTCGGTCCAAGTGCCGCCAGATGCTGGGGTATCGGTCCATAAACCGGATGCTGCGGATTGATCGGTCCAGCTTCCCGGCACTGGATTATCGTTCGTCCATTCGCCTGTCGCGGCGGTTACCAGATGCCACGGCCATGTTGCGTCGAGCAGCGTTCCCGATGGGAAGAAGCTCAGCGATGCGCTGCCCTGGATGTTGTTCGAGCTAGTGATGCTCGAAAGCGTTCCGCTCAGCCCCCATGAGAGAGAGCTTGAGCCGAGTAGCGCGCCGACGCCATTCAGTGTGGCGGAAGCGCTGAAGCTTAACGT